GGTCATGCTTCCAGCAAAAGCTCAAATGATTTTTTCACCTGGTCCTTTAATATTTCAAATAAGAGATAAGTTAAAAAATTTTACAACCGACGATTATTTATTGTTGTCGGGTGATCCTGCAATTATTGGCGTGACATGTTCAATAGTTTCTGATATGACTAACGGCAAATATAAGTTGTTGAAATGGGACAGACAGGAAAAAACATATTATCCAATCGAGATAAATATTTTTCAAAACTAGTTGACAATATAAAATTATCCTATATATACCTTTTACGAAAGGTAAAATTATGAATATAAATTTAAGACAGGATGCACCTGATCAAACTGATAAAGTTGATGTCAATGAATTATCAGAAGCGATAGAACAATTTAAATCTGTTGGTGCACAGATACTAGCAGCAGAAATAAAATTAAAAGAACTTAAAGAACAAGAAAAATATATTAGTGAACATGTTATTCCAGACATAATGGAGAAACAAAATTTAAAAACTTTAAAACTAAAAGATGGTTCTGAACTATCTGTAGGTAAAAAGTTTTATGCTTCCTTTAGAGCAGAAAAAAAAGAGGAAGGTATACAATGGCTTCGAGACAATGGCTTAGGTGATATTGTTGATAATAACATCACAGTAACATTTGGCCAAGGCGAAGATAACAAGGCTGTCGAATACGCTAGCCTTGCGAGGGAGCGTGGCTATGAACCAACTCAACAAGAGAAGGTTCACCACGCTCGACTCTCTGCAGTAATGCGTGAATGGAAAGAAAAAGGTAATGAAGTTCCCGCTGATCTGTTTAATACACTAGAGGGAAACCGAACTAGTGTAACTAATAAAAAATAAACTAATAAAATACTAAACTAATAAAGGAGTAAATAGTATGGACAAACAAGTCGTAAAAAAGAATAGTGCAGGTGCACTAGCAACTCTAAACCTTAGAGCCGATTCTGGTAAAGGTGCAGAGGAAATCAAATCAGATGACGTATCAACACCGATTCTGAAAATCTTACACCAACTATCGCCGGAGTGTAACTCAAGAAGCCCTAAACATGTAGAAGGTGCTGAACCTGGTATGTTATATTCTGCTAGTTTTGGTAAACCTATGGACGGGGAGAAAGGTATCGAAGTTATTGTAGCACATACACAAACTAGATATCCAGAGTGGCAAGAGATGGGTGATAGTCCATCAGCACCTGTTGGAACACATTTAACTCCACCTGCTAATGCAAAAGAAGAAATGCGTGGTATCAAATATAGATTACTAAATGGTAACTATATTGAAAAAACTATGTACTTTTACATTATTGTAATGGTAGATGGTGCGCCAAGAAAAGCGGTGATCACTATGAGATCATCTAATCTTACACCGGCAAGAAAACTAAATGATCTTATTTCTAATTTAAGAATGACAGATGATAAAGGTTCTTTTCAACCGGCAGCATACTCTGCAGTTTTTAAATTACAAACTGTAGAAAAAAATGCAGGAGATAAAACTTGGCATGTATATAAACCATCAATATCTAAGATGTTAGATGTATCTGATGAAAAAGATGCAGCTATATACATGATGGCTCAAGAGTTTCAAAAACAAGTATCAGCGGGTTCAAGCAAACCTAAGTATGAGAAAGTTGGAGAAACAAAATCTGAAGAGATTATCTAATTCCCAACGGGAACTTGCAAGAAAAGGTAGGGCCGGGAGACTGGCCCACCTTTATTAATTAAAACAGGATGACAAATGAAAGAATACATAGAATATTTTAGTGGACTAACTAGAAGTTATGGTGTCTGCAAAGTTGATGACGGTTACATAGATCAGGAAACAGGAAAGAAAAAATGGAAACATGAATGGGCTAAAGAACCAGTCACTGATCAAGATTACTTAGATCATTTAAAAGGAATTAAATCAATTGGAATACAACCATGTACCGATGAAGGTATGGCAAGGTTTGGTGCAATTGATGTGGATAAATATCCAATAGATAAAAAATTTTATCTTGATGTCATCCAAGATAAAAACCTACCAATAATACCTATATTATCAAAGAGTGGTGGATTGCATTTATATGTGTTCACCACTCGGTTGGTTAGAGCAAAAGAGATACGAAGTTTTTTAGAAGAGTTGTTGGTTCCATTTAAGTTACCTCATGCAACAGAAATATTTCCAAAACAAACACAGTTAATATCAACTGATGGAACAGTATCTAATGGTAATTTTATAAATTTACCATACAACGGTGACGATAGAAAAGCATTAGATATAGATGGTAGTCAAATGCCATTTGAAAAATTTGTACAAACAATTGGATTAAATTTAGTAGATCCTAAAAATTTTAAAAAGATAAAAGAAGATATAATTTATTCAGAACTAAAAGGTGGTGGTGAAGAGTTTGAAGATGGACCACCATGTCTACAAAAATTAACTAAAGAAGTTATGACATTTACAGATGGTAGAGATAGGTTCTTATACAACTACATGGTTTTTGCTAAGAAAAAATATACAGACAGTTGGCAAAAAATGGTATTACAAGCAGGTAGAAAGTATTTTTCTTTTGATGAGCATTGGACAGATGATCACATTAAATCTAAAATAAAAAATTGGGAGAAACAAAAGAAAGGTTTTACTTGTACAGATCCATTACTAGAACCAAACTGTATGAAAGCATTATGTGTAAAAAGAAAGTTTGGTGTATTAGCAGGAGAGAAAACAAACTATCCAACATTAAGTAACTTACAAAAAATAAATATTAAACCTAGTCCAGAGTGGAGAGTAACTGTAGAGAACGCTGAAGAGAATGAAACAATACAATTACATTGTAAGAATACATATAAATTAACTCAGGTACATGAATTTAAAACAGTATTATTTGAACAAGCTTTGATTGTAGCACCATCAATTAAACAAGATCAGTTTGATGAAATATTAAAATCAATTAGTGGTAAAGATAAAATAGAAATCATAGAGCCTGCAGAAGGTACAAGTCCAATTGATATACTTAAAAAATTATTGGAGAAACATATATACGGGGCTCAGGCTACAAACTATATGTCATTTGAAAGTGGTAGACCTTTAGTTGAAGGTGAGTTTGCATGGTTTGTATTTGATAAATTCTTTGACAAATTAAAAAACGAAGAATGGAAATACGATGCACAGAAAACATCTTATATGATTTCACATGAACTATTTAATAATGAAGATAAGGATCAAAACAGAAGAGCTTTGTTTGGTAAACAAAAAAGATTTCCAGGTCAAGATGATGATGGTAATTATTTCAAAGCAATAAGAACTGCAAGAATACCTTTACATATTTTTGAAAAACCAGAAGAAGTAAAAGAAACTATAGAGATAGAAAGTCAAGAAAACATAGTATGATTTATAAATATTATGGTCCTCCAGGTACAGGAAAGACTTATAAATTAATTAGTAGAGCTAAAGCTTATGTAAGAAAATATAAAACACCTTTACATCGTATAGGTTATTTTGCTTTTACTAAGAAGGCTGCAGAAGAAGCAAAGCAAAGAATGCCATTTGAAAATAAAAAATTAAGATATTTTAAAACACTTCATGCTTTAGCATTTGAATGTATTAAAGTTGATGATTTAAATATTAGTCAAGAAGATATTATGCAACCCTATCACTATGAAGAGTTTGGTAAAAAATTAAATCTTCAAGTAAAATTTTATGATAGGTATAATAAAGACGAATCTTTTTATCTAGGTTTTGAAAATCCATACTTTCAAATAATAAGTAGAGCAGTCAATAAATGCACAGACATTAGAAAAGAATTTGATTTAGAAGAACACGATCCAAGAAATGTAAACTGGAAACAATTAGATCATATCTATAATAACTTATTGGAATATAAATCTAAAAAGAAATTATTAGATTTTAATAACATAATTCAAATTTTAACAGATCAACCTGAAAACATACCAGAGTTTGATGTTATATTTATTGATGAAGCTCAAGACCTTTCACCATTACAGTGGAAACTATTTGATATTTTAAAAACAAAAACAAAAGATATTTATTTAGCAGGTGATGATGACCAGGCTATATTTGCGTGGGCCGGTGCAGATGTAAAAAGATTTATTGAAGAACCTGCAAAAGAAAAAACATTAATCTATTCAAAAAGAATATCTAAATCAATTCAACTACAATCAACTGTACCTATTAATAATATTGTAGGCGCTAGAAAATTAAAAAAATATTACCCTAGAAACTATCAAGGTAAATGTGAAGAGATATATAATTTAGATGAGATAGATTTAACTAAAGGTAAATGGTTAATTATAACTAGAACAGTATCTAAGCTTTTGAAAATACAAGATATGTTAATAGAAAAAGGTTTATACTTTGAAAGTAACAGAGGTAAAAGTGTTAAAGTTACAATGTTTAATGCTATGAACAGTTACAATGAATGGCGTAAAGGTAAAGAGTTAACAGAAGAAGAATTAAAAAATATAAAAAATTTTACAGGAGATGTAAAACTAAATAAAAACAAAACTTGGTTTGATGCATTTAAGTTAGAAGAAGATGTTAGTAAAGAATATTTATTACGTCTTTTAGAAAACAAAGAAAATTTAAAAGAACCTGCAAGAATATGGTTATCAACCATACACGCTATAAAAGGTGGAGAGCAGGACAATGTGATTCTATGTTTGGATATGGGCAAAAAAATTATTGAAGCCATAAAACAAAGTCAAGACAAAGCAGATGAAGAACATAGAGTTTGGTACGTAGGAACTACAAGAGCACGTAACAATTTATATAAAATAAAACTAAACACATCAAGAAAGGGGTACCAGTTATGACAAATAAAGATATGTTCGATGAAGCATTTCCACAAGATAAGCAGATAGGCGGGAGTCACTACAAAGACTTTCACATACAGCCGTATGAATTTATTTCTAAGAATGAACTTTCCTTTTTTCAGGGAAACGTTATAAAGTATGTGTGTCGTTATAAAAATAAAAATGGCATACAAGATTTAGAAAAGATAATTCATTATTGTGAATTAGAAATAAAGAAGATGAAAGACATGGTTAAAAAGAAGTGAATCTATTTGCAGTGCATGATTTATTTTTTTATACATTAATGACTATTTATTTTTGGGGTAGATTAATATGATAGTAGCACAGACAGAATGGGTAGTACCTACAGAGTATCCTGATCTTAGATCAGCTAATGAAATTGCAATTGACTTAGAAACACGTGATCCAAATTTAAAAGAAACAGGTTCAGGTGCAATCGCCGGTGATGGTGAAGTAGTAGGTATAGCGGTAGCTGTAGATGGATATAAAAATTATTTTCCAATTGCTCATGGTGAAGGACCAAACATGGACCGTAAGAAAACTTTAGATTGGTTTAAAGATGTTTGTGAATCACCTGCTACAAAAATATTTCACAATGCAATGTACGACGTATGTTGGATTAGAAATTTAGGTATAAAAATCAATGGTTTAATAATAGATACCATGATTGCAGCCAGTCTTATAGATGAGAATAGATTTTCATATACACTAAATACTTTGTCCTGGAATCATTTAGGTGAAGGTAAGAGTGAAGCAAGATTAGTTGAAGCAGCTAAGTCAAGAGGATTAGATCCAAAAGCTGATATGTGGAGATTACCTGCAATGGAAGTAGGAGCTTACGCAGAAAAAGATGCAGAGATAACTTTAAAGCTTTGGCACAAATTAAAAAAAGTAATTGTTGAAGATAACCTACAAGATATATTTAATCTTGAGACTGATCTCTTTCCTTGTTTAGTCGATATGCGCCACCTAGGTGTTCGGGTAGATATCGAGAAAGCCAGTCAATTGAAAATAGCACTGGCAGCAAAAGAAGAAAACCTATTACAACAAATAAAAATAGAGACAGGAGTAGATACTCAAATATGGGCAGCAGCAAGCATTGCGAAAGTTTTTGAAAAACTGAACCTACCTTATAGCCGAACTGAAAAGACTGACTCTCCTTCATTTACTAAAAATTTTATAACTAATCATGATAATCCTGTAGTGAACATGATAGCAGAAGCTAGAAAAATAAACAAGGTCAGAACAACATTTATTGATACAATTTTAAAACATGAACACAAAGGCAGAATCCATGCAGATATAAATCAAATTAGATCTGATGATGGAGGTACAGTTACAGGACGATTTAGTTATTCGAATCCAAACCTACAGCAGATACCCGCCAGGGATCCGGAAACAGGGCCTTTACTTAGATCTTTATTTATACCTGAAGAAGGTTGTAAGTGGGGTACATTTGATTACTCGCAACAGGAACCAAGGCTCGTTGCACACTACGCATTAAAATTTTCTTTACCTTCTGTAAATGCAATTGCAGATTCATATGAAACAGATCCTTCAACAGACTTTCACAAAATTGTAGCTGAGATGGCACACATACCTAGATCACAAGCAAAAACAATTAACCTTGGATTATTCTATGGTATGGGTAAAGCAAAACTTCAAGCAGAGTTAGGTGTTGATAAAGATCATGCTGAAGAATTATTTTCACAGTACCACGCTAAAGCACCTTTCGTAAAACAATTAATGAATAAGGTTATGACTGCAGCACAAAGTAAAGGACAGATTAAAACTTTACTTGGAAGACGTTGTAGGTTTCCTAAATACGAACCTGTACTTAGAGGAGCTGATTGGGGAACGTATGTACCACCAGAAGATCATGAACGTATGTTAGAACTACAAGAGATGGGTCCACACATAAAAGATTTTGAAGGTAATATTGTAAAAGATAAAAATGGTAAACCAAAAAGAAACTATTGGCACCAAAATTCTACACGTAGAGCTTTTACATACAAAGCATTAAATAAATTAATTCAAGGTAGTGCAGCAGATATGACTAAGAAAGCAATGGTTGATTTATACAAAGAAGGTTTAATAGGTCATATACAAATACATGATGAATTAGACTTTTCTATAGAATCAGAAAGTCAAGCAAAAAAAATAAAAGATATTATGGAAAATGCGGTTGACTTAGAAGTGCCAAATAAAGTAGACTACGAGTCTGGTCCTAATTGGGGAGAAATAAAATAATGTACTATGGCTTATTTAAATGCTAATATACCGCCGATTTACTGTAAGATAAGGAAGGAGTATCTTTATGATCTTAAAGAACATCATGGCGAAAGTGAAGACTGTGTGGTCTTCGGTTTGGTCTCTATTTCAGGTCGTGCCCTCTTATTTAACATCATGCTACCCAATGGTGCGTGCTTTTGGCGTTTGCCTATCTCAGCGTTTTTCCAAAAACATTATGACAGAGCCGATGTGCCGGATATGCAGACGAACGAACTTCAACTGTGGAATTGTTTTAGTTACTATCCTAGTGTGCATTGCTTTGATTGGTTGGCTGGTATAGA